GAGGGAGGGCTTTGCGCCCTCCCGTTCCTGTTCGAGTTCTGGGCCTTGCCGCACCAATTGGCGCCTGAGGGCGACTGGCGCGCCTGGGCGATCCTGGGCGGGCGCGGCGCGGGCAAGACCCGCGCGGGTGCCGAATGGGTGCGCGCGCAGGTCGAGGGCGCGCGGCCGCTGGACCGGGGGCGTTGCCGACGGGTGGCGCTGCTGGGCGAGACCTATGACCAGGTGCGCGACGTGATGATCCGGGGCGACAGCGGGATTCTGGCCTGTTCGCCGCCCGACCGGCGCCCGGTCTGGAAGGCGAGCGAGCGGCGGCTGGTCTGGCCCAACGGGGCCGAGGCGCAGGCGTTCTCGGCGCAGGATCCGGACGGGCTACGCGGGCCGCAGTTCGATGCCGCCTGGGCCGATGAGCTGGCGAAGTGGCCCAAGGCACGGGAGGCCTGGGACATGCTGCAATTCGCATTGCGGCTGGGCGCGCTTCCGCAGGTCTGCGTGACCACGACGCCGCGCAACCAGGGGGTGCTCAAGGCGCTGCTGGCGGCCCCTTCGACGGTGCTGACGCAGGCCCCGACCGAGGCGAACCGCGCCAATCTTGCCGCGTCGTTCCTGGAGGAGGTACGGGCGCGCTATGCGGGGACGCGGCTGGGCCGGCAGGAGCTGGACGGGGTGTTGATGGCCGACGCGGAGGGCGCGCTCTGGACCGGGGAGATGCTGGAGGCGGCACGGGCGGTTTCGGCGCCGGAGCTGGATCGCATCGTGGTGGCGCTGGATCCGGCGGTGACCTCGGGGGCGGATGCGGATGCCTGCGGCATCGTTGTGGCCGGGGCGCAGCTCCAGGGGCCGCCGCAGGACTGGCGGGCCTGGGTGCTGGCGGACCGGACGGTGCAGGGCGCCGGCCCGGCGGGCTGGGCGCGGGCGGCGATCGCGGCGATGGAGGACTTTGGCGCCGAACGGCTGGTAGCCGAGGTGAATCAGGGCGGGCAGCTGGTGGAGGAGGTGCTGCGCCAGGTCGATCCGCTGGTGCCGGTGCGCGCGGTGCGGGCGAGCCGGGGCAAGATCGCCCGGGCCGAGCCGGTGGCGGCGCTTTATGAGCAGGGGCGGGTGCGGCACCTGGCCGGGCTCGACGCGCTGGAGGACCAGATGGGGCTGATGACGGCGCGGGGATTCGAGGGGGCGGGATCGCCTGACCGGGTCGATGCGCTGGTCTGGGCGCTGCATGAGCTGATCATCGCCCCGGCGGCGCAATACCGGCGGCCGCGTCTGCGGGTGTTGTGAGGTCCCCGCTTTCGCGGGGGAGACAGCCAGCTAGGGGGAGATTTGCCCTGTTGCCATGCCACCGTACGCGCCGTTTCCGGGTTGTTTCCGACCCGCTGTCATAACCGCCTCAAGCAAGCCGGGCGGGGCGACCGCCGGGCCCGGAAAGAGGAGCAACGGGACATGGCATTCGATTTCCTGCGGCGGGGCAAGGCAGGCAAGGCGCCGGAGCGCAAGGCCAGCGCCACCGGGCCGGTGGTGGCCTGGCACAGTGCCGGCCGGGTCGCCTGGAGCCCGCGCGACAGCGCCTCGCTGACGCGGGCTGGGTTCATGGGCAACCCGGTGGGCTATCGCGCGGTCAAGATGATCGCCGAGGCCGCGGCGGCGCTGCCGCTGGTTCTGCAGGACAAGGATCGGCGCTTCGAGGTGCATCCGCTGCTGAGCCTGATCGCACGGCCCAACCCGGCGCAGGGGCGGGCAGAGCTGCTGGAGGCGCTTTACGCGCAGATCCTGCTGTCGGGCGATGGTTATGTCGAGGCGGTGGCGGGGCCGGCGGAATCCGGGGATAGCCTGCCGCAAGAGTTGCATGTGCTGCGGTCGGACCGGATGCGGGTGGTGCCGGGGGCAGATGGCTGGCCTGCCGCTTATGAGTACGCGGTGGGCGCGCGCAAGCACAGGTTCGATGCCACCGGGCCGGTTCCGCCGGTGTGCCACATCCGCAATTTCCATCCGCAGGACGATCACTATGGCTTTGCGCCGATGCAGGCGGCGGCGATGGCGGTGGATGTGCACAACAGCGCGTCGCGCTGGTCGAAATCGCTCCTGGACAATGCCGCGCGGCCCTCGGGTGCGCTGGTCTGGCGTGGTGACGGCCAGGGCGGGATGGCCGAGGACCAGTTCCGGCGCCTGTCCGAGGAGATCGAGGCGAATTACCGCGGCGCGCGCAATGCCGGGCGGCCGATGGTGCTGGAGGGCGGTCTGGACTGGAAGCCGATGGGATTTTCGCCCTCGGACATGGAGTTCCAGAAGACCAAGGAGGCCGCCGCGCGCGAGATCGCGCTGGCCTTTGGCGTGCCGCCGATGCTGCTGGGGATCCCGGGGGACGCGACCTATGCCAATTACCAGGAGGCGAACCGGGCGTTTTACCGGCTGACGGTCCTGCCGCTGGCGAGCCGGGTGGTGGCGGCGCTGTCGGACTGGCTGGGGTTGCATTCGGGAATGTTGGCGGTGTTGAAGCCGGACCTCGACCAGGTGCCGGCGCTGGCGGCGGAGCGCGAGGCGCAGTGGAGCCGGGTGGCGCGGGCCGATTTCCTCAGCGAGGCGGAGAAACGGACGCTGCTCGGGTTGCCGGCGCGGTCCGATCCGGCGCGGGCGGGGGCGGATGCGTGAGCCGGGTAGAGCAGGCGCCGTTCGAATGCGTGCCGGGGCTGCGGCTGGCGGCGCATGAGCGGGTGAGTGCGGTGCATCACGAGAATGTCTGCCGCCGGCTGGAGCGGCTGGAACAGGCGATGGAGCGGCTGGAGCGGCGGCTGTGGCTCACGGTCTACGGAGTGGTGGCGATGATCCTGGCGCAGGCGTTGCAATCGGTCCTGTCGGCGGGCGGCTGAGCGGGCCATGCGCGGGGTGCAATTCGAGGAGATGGGAATGAACCAGGGCATCGAGACCGAGCTGGAGACCAAGTTCGCGCGGTTCGGCGACCGGCTGCAGGTGAGCGGGGAGGCGGAGATCGCGGGCTATGCCAGCCTGTTCGGCGTGTCCGACCAGAGTGGCGACGTGGTGGCCAGGGGGGCCTATGCGGGCGCGCTCGAGGCGCTGGCGGCGCGCGGGCAGACGGTGAAGCTGCTGTGGCAGCACGACCCGGCCCAGCCGATCGGCGTCTGGGAGGAGCTGCGCGAGGATGCGCGCGGGCTCTGGGTCAAGGGGCGGTTGTTGCAGGCCACCCAGAAGGGGCGCGAGGCCGCCGCGCTGGTGGCGGCGGGCGCGATCGACGGGTTGTCGATAGGCTATCGCACCAAGCGGGCGGAGCGGCGCGCCGAGGGCGGCCGGCTGCTGACCGAACTGGAGCTTTGGGAGGTGTCGCTGGTGACCTTTCCGATGCTGAGCGGGGCACGGGTGGCGGCGAAGCAGACGGCGGCCGAGGCGCCGTTGCGGGAGTTGGCGGCGGTCCTTCGGGACGCGCGGCAGAAACTGGCACGGCGTGGGTCGGCCGAACCCGACCCCGGGAACAGGAGGAACGAATGAGCGGGACGAACTTGCCGGCGCAGGCCGGGGACGAGGCGCCTCTGATCCATGAGGTAAAGAACGAGATGTCTGGATTTATACGCGAAATCAGCGGATTTCGGGATGAAATTCAATCGAAACTTCAACAAACGGAAGAGCGACTGACCATGCTTGATCGGAAAACGCACGCGGCGGCGCGGCCGCCCCTGGCCATGGCGGCAGAGCCCGCCGCACCCCACCGCAAGGCGTTCAACGCCTATCTGCGCAGCGGCGACGACGATGCGCTGCGCGGGCTGGAGCTGGAGGGCAAGGCGATGTCCACGGCGGTGAACAGCGATGGCGGCTACCTGGTGGACCCGCAGACCGCTGAGGCGGTGCAGTCGGTGTTGCTGTCGACCGCGTCGATCCGCGCGGTGGCGGCGGTGGTGCACGTGGAGGCGACATCCTATGACGTGCTGATCGACCACAGCGAGGCCGGCGCGGGCTGGGCCACCGAGACCGGAACCGTCAGCGAAACGGGCACGCCGCTGATCGACCGCATCACCATCCCGCTGCACGAGTTGAGCGCGCTGCCCAAGGCGAGCCAGCGGCTGCTCGATGACAGCGCCTTTGACATCGAGGGCTGGCTGGCCGGGCGCATCGCCGAAAAATTTGCCCGGGCCGAGGCCGATGCCTTTGTCAACGGCGACGGCACCGACAAGCCGACCGGATTTCTGACCCATACCAAGATCGACAACGGGTCGTGGTCCTGGGGCAAGCTGGGGTATGTCGTATCGGGTGCTTCCGGGAGCCTGCCCGACGCCGATCCGGTCGTCGATCTGGTCTATGCGCTGGGGGCGCAGTACCGGGCCAACGCCAGTTTCGTGATGAACTCCAAGACCGCGGGCGTGCTGCGCAAGATGAAGGATGCCGACGGGCGGTTCCTGTGGTCCGATGGGCTGGCCGCGGGCGAACCGGCGCGGCTTCTGGGGTATCCGGTGCTGATCGCCGAGGACATGCCTGACGTGGCCGCCGATGCCTTTGCGGTGGCCTTCGGAGATTTCCGCGCCGGCTATACCGTGGCCGAGCGGCCCGATCTGCGGGTTCTGCGCGATCCCTTCAGCGCCAAGCCGCATGTGCTGTTCTACGCCACCAAGCGGGTGGGCGGCGATGTCAGCGATTTCGCCGCGATCAAGCTGCTGAAATTCGGCACCGTGTAACGCGGACCGGATCACGGCGCCGGGCAACCGGCGCCGTGGCGGGCGCGTGCCGGGATAACCCCTCGTGTTGTCTAGCTGCTCCCCTCCGTCCGAGCGACACGGGGGCACGGTGCGCGTCCGCGCGGGCGATCGGAGCGGGGCCGGAGTATAGGCCCGGAACATCGGAGAAAGCGAATGATGTTGAGCGAAGTGACCACGATCGCGGATGCCGCGCTGCCGGTGGTGCAGTTCCGGTCGCATCTGCGGCTGGGCAGCGGGTTCGGCGAGGACGACCTGCAGGACGAATTGCTGAAGGGGTTCCTGCGCGCGGCCGTCGCGGCGATCGAGGCACGTACCGGAAAGATCCTGTTGGCGCGGGATTTCAGCTGGGTCGTCCATGCCTGGTCGGATCCCGAGGGCGCGCGATTGCCGGTGGCGCCGGTTTCGGCGGTGACCGGTGTCGTGCTGGTCGATGCGGCGGCGGCGGAGGTTGCGGTGGACCCGAGCCGGTACTGGCTGGAGCAGGATTCGCAGCGGCCGGTGTTGCGGCCCGTCGGGGTGCTGTTGCCGACGATCCCGACCGCTGGCCATGCGCGCATCGCGCTCAGCGCCGGGATGGCGGCGGACTGGGGCGGGTTGCCGGCCGACCTGGGCCAGGCGGTGCTGCTGCTGGCGGCGCATTACTATGCCTACCGCGAGGAAACCGCGCTGGTGGCGGGCTGCATGCCGTTTGGCGTCAGCAGCCTGATCGAGCGTTACCGCGTGGTGCGTTTGGGGTCGGGGGCGGCGCGATGAGCGCGCCGGTGCTGAGCCGTCGGCTGGTGCTGGAGGCGCCGGTGCGGGTGCCCGATGGCGCCGGCGGCGCGATCGAAAGCTGGACGAGCCTGGGCACGCTCTGGGCGGAGGTGCGGCCGCGCAGCGGGCGCGAGCGGGCGCAGGCGGGCGAGCCGGTCTCGACCATGGGGTATCGCATCGTGGTGCGCGGCGCGCCGGCGGGCTCGGCGCAGCGCCCGGCGCCGGAGCAGCGGTTTCGCGATGGCGCGCGGCTCTATCTGATCCGTGCGGTGGCCGAGCATGACCCGGCGGGGCGGTTCCTGACCTGTTTCGCCGATGAGGAGGTGGCAGCATGAGCTACGCGATGGCCGCGCCGCTGCAGGCGGCGGTGTATCAGCTGTTGTCCGGTGACGCGGCGCTGGCAGCGCTGGTGGGGGGGGCGATCTATGACGGGCTGCCGGCCGGCGCTTTGCCCGAGACCTATGTCAGCCTGGGTGCGGAGACGGTTCGGGATCGTTCGGACCGGGAGGGCGCCGGGGCGCTGCATCGGTTCACGGTGTCGGTGATCAGCGAGGCGCAGGGGTTTGCCGCCGCGAAGCAGGCGGCGGCGGCGGTCGGCGCGGCATTGGTGGATGCGACGCCGGCGTTGAGGCGGGGCCGCGTGGTGGGGATCTGGTTTGAGCGCGCGCAGGCGCGGCGGACCGGCAGCGCCGGACAGATCCGGCGCATCGACCTGAAATTTCGTGCCCGTGTCGAAGACGCATAGGCGGGCCAGAGCAGGAGGCGGCAAATGGGTGCCCAGAACGGCAAGGATCTGTTGATCAAGGTGGACATGACCGGCGACGGGCTGTTCGAGACCATCGCGGGGCTGCGCGCCACGCGGGTGAGCTTTAACGCCGAGAGCGTCGATGTGACCAGTTTGGAAAGCCAGGGCGGCTGGCGTGAGCTGTTGTCCGGCGCGGGGGTGAAATCGGCGGCGATTTCCGGCTCGGGCGTGTTCAAGGACGCGGGCACGGACGAGCGCGCGCGACAGCTCTTCTTCGATGGGGAGGTGCCGGACTTCCAGGTGATCATCCCCGATTTCGGCATCGTCGAGGGGCCGTTCCAGGTCACCGCGCTGGAATACGCCGGCAGCCATGACGGCGAGGCCACCTACGAGATGTCGATGGAGAGCGCCGGCGTGCTGGTGTTCTCGGCGGTCTAGGGGATGGCGAATTTTTTAGCAAATCCCTGGGCAGGCGAGGTGGCGCTGGTGATCGGTGGCGAGCGGCGGGTGCTGAAGCTGACGCTGGGGGCGCTGGCGGAGCTGGAGGAGCGGCTGGGCGAGGACACGCTGGTGGCACTGGTCGAACGGTTCGAGGGCGGGCGGTTTTCCAGCCGCGACCTCTTGGCGCTAATCCTGGCCGGGTTGCGCGGCGGAGGGGCCGACTGGGGGCCGGAGGACCTGATGCGGGCCGAGATCGAGGGCGGGCCGCTGGGGGCGGCGCGGGCGGCGGCGGAATTGCTGGCGCGGGCGTTCACGGTGCCGGGCGGCGCATGAGTGGGATCGACTGGCCGGTGCTGATGCGGGCGGGGATGCAGGGGTTGCGGCTGTCTCCAGAGGCGTTCTGGCGGCTGACCCCGGCCGAACTGGCGTTGATGCTGGGGCAGGGGCAGGGCGCGGCGCCGATGACACGGGCGGGGCTGGCGGCGCTTGAGGCGGCCTGGCCCGATGCGACAAGGGATGCAGGGAATGGCGGACGACGGGGCGATTGACGATCTGGCGGTGGCGGCGGAGGGGCTGGAGGACAGCCTGGGCGGCGCCGTGGGCATGGCGGCGCAGTTCGAGGCCGAGCTGGCCCGGATGCGCACGGCGCTGGCGGCGACGGGGCGCGATGTGGCCACGCTGGAGCGCGGGTTCTCGCGCGGGTTGCGGCGGGCCTTCGACGGGGTGGTGTTCGACGGCAAGAGCCTGTCGGATGCGCTGGACGGGTTGGCGCAGACGATGGTGCAGACCACCTATTCCGCCGCCATCAAGCCGGTGACCGATCAGTTCGGTGGGCTGCTCGGCGACGGGGTGCGCAGCCTGGTCGAGGGGTTGTTGCCGTTCGGGAACGGCGCCGGGTTCGCGCAGGGCCGGGTGATGCCCTTTGCCAGCGGTGGCGTGGTGCGCGGCGCGACCCTGTTCCCGATGCGCGGCGCGACAGGGCTGATGGGCGAGGCGGGGCCGGAGGCGATCCTGCCGCTGGCGCGGGGTCGCGACGGCAAGCTTGGCGTGCGCGCGGGGGCGGGCGGCAGCGCGGTGAACGTGGTGATGAACGTCACCACCCCCGACGTGACCGGGTTCCAGCGCAGCCGGGGCCAGATCGCGGCACAGATGCGCCGGGCGTTGGCGCAGGGTGGACGGAATCTCTGAGGTGGGGAAAGAGCGATGAATTTTCACGAGGTGCGGTTTCCCGCCTCGCTGAGCTTCGGCTCGGTGGGCGGGCCGGAGCGGCGGACGGATATCGTCACACTGGCCAACGGGTTTGAGGAGCGCAACACGCCCTGGGCGCATGCGCGGCGGCGCTATGACGCCGGGCTGGGGATGCGCTCGCTGGATGACGTGGAGGTGCTGATCGCCTTTTTCGAGGCGCGGCAGGGGCAGATGTACGGGTTTCGCTGGAAGGACTGGTCGGACTACAAGTCCGGCCGCGCACGGGCGGAGGTCCACTTTGACGATCAGGAGATCGCGCGGGGTGACGGCGCAACCACGGTGTTTCAACTGCGCAAGGTCTATCGCTCGGGGCCGCACAGCTATGCCCGCCCGATTGCAAAGCCGGTGGCTGGAACGGTGCGGGTCGGGCTGGAGCAGGATGAGTTGCAGGAGGCGGTCGACTATACCGTGGACACCGGCACCGGGCTCATCACATTTTCCCATCCGCCGGGGATCGGGCTTGCGGTGATGGCCGGGTTCGAGTTCGACGTGCCGGTGCGGTTCGACACCGATGGCATCCAGACCAGCGTCGCCAGTTTCCAGGCCGGAGACGTGCCAAACGTGCCGGTGGTGGAGGTGCGGGTATGAGCGCGGGCGTAACTGGCGGCATGAGCGAGGCGTTCCGAGCCCATGTGGAGAGCGGGGTGACGACGCTGTGCCGGTGCTGGGCGCTGACCCGGAGCGACGGGGTGCAAATGGGCTTCACCGACCATGACCGGACGCTGACGTTCGACGGCATCACCTTTCGGGCCGAGACAGGGCTGTCGGCGCAGGCGGTGCAGCAGGCGACCGGGCTGGCGGTGGACAATACCGAGGCGATCGGCGCGCTGAGCGATGCGGGGTTGCGGGACGAGGAGATCGAGGCCGGCCGGTTCGACGGGGCAGAGGTGCGGGCCTGGCTGGTGAACTGGGCCGATGTCTCGGTCCGCTGGTTACAGTTTCGCGGCACGCTGGGCGAGATCCGGCGCGGTGGCGGGGCCTTTCATGCCGATCTGCGCGGGCTGACGCAGGCGTTGAACCGGCCGCTGGGGCGGATCTATCAGACCGCCTGCACCGCCGTGCTGGGCGACGGGGGCTGCCGGTTCGACCTGACCACGCCGGGCTATGCGGAGGAGCGCGCGGTGGAGGGCGTGGAGGGCGCGCGAGTGTTTCGCTGGAACGACCTGTCCGGGTTCGAGCCGGGCTGGTTCGCACGCGGGCGGCTGGAGGTTCTGAGCGGCGCTGCGGCGGGGCTCTGGGGGGGGATCAAGCGCGACGAGACCGATGCGGAGGGGCGCGAGATCGCTCTGTGGGAGCCGCTGCGGGCAAAGATTGCGCCGGGCGACCTGCTGCGGCTTGAGGCCGGCTGTGACAAGCGGATGGAGACCTGCCGATTGAAGTTCAACAACCTGCGGAATTTCCAGGGGTTTCCGGATATTCCGGGCGAGGATTGGGTGGTTTCAGTGCCGAAATCGACCAGCCCCAACACCGGGGGCAGCCTGCGGTGAATGGTGTTGTAATCCAAGGGCGTCCGGAGGTCGTGGCGGCGGCGCGCGGCTGGCTTGGCACCCCCTATCGCCACCAGGCGTCAAGGCGCGGGGCGGGGGCCGATTGCCTCGGGCTGGTGCGCGGGGTCTGGCGCGAGTTGCGCGGCGCGGAACCCGCGCGGGTACCGGCCTATACAATGGACTGGTCCGAACCGCAGGGGGAGGAACGGTTGTGGCAGGCGGCGCGGATGTACCTGGTGCAAAAACAACGGACGCCGGAACCCGGTGACGTGGTCCTGTTCCGGATGCGGGCGGGTGCCGTCGCGAAACACCTGGGCATCCTGGCCGAGGTCGGCGCGATGCCGACCTTTGTGCATGCCTATGCCGGGCGCGGGGTGATCGAAAGCCCGCTGAGCGCGCCCTGGGCTCGGCGGGTGGTGGCGCGGTTCGAATTTCCAAGGAGGGAGCGCTGATGGCGACGATACTTCTCTCGGCGGCGGGGGCGGCGATCGGCGGCTCGGTGGGCGGCACGCTGGCGGGGCTGTCCTCGGTCGTCGTCGGCCGGGCCGTCGGGGCGACGATGGGTCGGCTGATCGACCAGCGCCTGTTGGGGCTGGGGGCCGACCCGGTGGAGACCGGGAAGGTTGACCGGTTTCGCCTGATGCAAGCGGGCGAGGGCGAGCCGATCGCGCAGGTCTATGGCCGGATGCGGGTGGGCGGACAGGTGATCTGGGCCTCGGACTTCCAGGAGACCAGGACCACGCGCGGCGGCAAGGGGGCCGCGCCTTCGCGCAGGGTGACCGAATACAGCTATTCGGTGTCGCTGGCGGTGGCGCTCTGCGAGGGCGAGATCCTCAGCGTCGGGCGGGTCTGGGCGGATGGTGAGGAGGTGTCGCGCGCCGATCTGAACATGCGGGTCTATCCCGGCAGCGCGGATCAACTGCCCGATCCGTTGATCGAGGCAATCGAGGGTGCGGGCATGGTTCCGGCCTATCGCGGCACCGCCTACGTGGTGCTGGAGGATGTGGACCTGTCGCCCTTCGGCAACCGGGTGCCGCAGCTGTCCTTCGAGGTGCTGCGGGCCGAACAGCCGGGGGCCGGGGGATATGATCATGACCCGGCGCAACTGGTGCGCGGGGTGGCCCTGATCCCAGGGACGGGGGAATACGCGTTGGCAACCTCGCCGGTCTATTACAATGACGGGCCCGGCAGCCGCCGGGCGGCGAACCTGAGCACGCCCTCGGGGCTGGCGGATTTCCCGCGTGCCTTCGAGCAGTTGTCCGAGGAGTTGCCATCCTGCGAGGCGGTATCGCTGGTGGTGTCGTGGTTCGGCGGCGATCTGCGCTGCGGTGAATGTCGGTTGGTGCCCAAGGTCGAGCAGAAGGAGGCCGAGGGCGAGGGGATGCCCTGGCAGGTCGCGGGGCTGACGCGGGACGCGGCCGGGCAGATCGTGCTGGTGGACGATCGTCCGATCTATGGCGGAACACCGGCGGATACCGCGGTGGTCGAGGCGATCCGGCACATGCGCGCCGCCGGGAAACGGGTGATGTTCTATCCCTTCATCCTGATGGACCAGCTCGCGGGAAACGGGTTGCCCGATCCCTGGATCGGGGCGGAAGATCAGCCGCACCTGCCCTGGCGCGGGCGGATCACCCTGTCGCTCGCCCCCGGCGTGGAGGGCAGCCCGGACGGCTCCGCCGCGGCGGATGCAGAGGTGGCGGGTTTCATGGGCTCCGCCACGGCGGCGGATTTTTCGGCGGGGGACGGCGCGGTCACCTACTCCGGCCCGGAGGAGTGGGGCCTGCGGCGGTTCATCCTGCATTACGCGGCGCTTTGCGCTTCGGCGGGAGGCGTGGACGCCTTTTGCATCGGATCCGAACTGCGCGGGCTGACCCAGATCCGGGGCGCGACGGGCTTTCCCGTGGTGCAGGCGCTGCGCGATCTGGCGGGCGAGGTGCGCAGCATTCTGGGGCCTGAGGTCAAACTGGGCTATGCCGCCGACTGGTCGGAGTATTTCGGTTACATGCCGCAAGACGGCAGCGGCGACCGCTATTTCCACCTCGATCCGCTCTGGGCCGATGCGGAGATCGATTTCGTCGGTATCGACAATTACATGCCGCTGTCGGATTGGCGCGAGGGCGCGGATCATCTGGATGCGCAGGCCGGGTGGGAGAGCATTTATGACCCCGCCTATCTCGACGCCAATGTCGAAGGCGGCGAGGGGTTCGACTGGTATTATCATTCGCCCCAGGCCGAGGCGGCGCAGATCCGCACGCCGATCAGTGATGGGGATCACGCGGAACCCTGGGTCTGGCGCTACAAGGATCTGCGCGGCTGGTGGGGCAACGATCATCACGAGCGGATCGGCGGGGTGCGGCAGGCCACGGCCACGGCGTGGGAGCCGGGGATGAAGCCGATCTGGTTCACCGAACTGGGCTGCGCCGCGATCGACAAGGGCACCAACCAGCCGAACAAGTTCCTCGATCCGAAATCCTCGGAATCGACGCTGCCGAGGTATTCCAATGGCCGACGCGACGACCTGATCCAGCTGTGTTACCTGCAGGCCCAGCTCGGCCATTGGGACAAGGACGGGAACAACCCGCTGTCCGAGGTCTATGGCGCGCCGATGCTGGATCTGGCGAACGCCTATGTCTGGGCTTGGGACGCGCGCCCGTTCCCGAGTTTCCCCAATCGCACCGACCTGTGGAGCGACGGCGACAACTATCTGCGCGGGCACTGGCTGAACGGGCGCATGGGCGCACGCCGGCTGAACTCGGTGATCGAGGAGCTTTGCGCGCGTGCCGGGCTGCACGATATCGATACCGATCGGGTGCATGATATCCTGCGCGGGTTTCGCATCGACCGGATCGACGATGTGCGCGCGGCACTGCAGCCGCTGATGCTGCGTTACGCGGTGGACTCGGTGGAGCGCGACGGGCTGCTGCGATTCCTCCCGCGTGACGGTCTTGGCGAGGTGGCGCTGGATCGCGCCGCCCTGGCCGAGAGCGAAGAGATCGAGGGGCTGATCGAACAGGCGCGCGAGCCCGAGGCCGAACTGGCCGGGCGGGTACAGGTGCGGTTCGTTGAATGGGGCGGGGATCACGACGTGACCGCCGAACAGGCAGTGCTGGCCGATGATGCCACTCATGCGGTGGCGGTGACCGATCTGCCATTGGCGATGACCCGGGACGAGGGGCGCGCGGTGGCCGAACGCTGGCTGACCGAGGCGCGGGTGGCCCGGGAAAGCGCGCGGCTGTCCCTGCCGCCGTCGCGCATGGCGCTGGG